ATCAGGATTCAAAGCACTCTGCACACAGAATCTACCTACTCCCGCTATTGGTGCGACGAGTAGTACGTTGGCTAACAAAAACTTTGATGTAAACATTTGGACAGGCACAGGAACTACAGCGCAAAACATAACGAACTCTGGTGCTTTCCAGCCTGATCTAGTATGGATTAAGGGCAGGTCTGGTGCTTACTGGCATGAATTGTTTGACCCGATTAGAGGCGTAAACAAGCCGCTGTTTTCAAACGTCACAAATGTAGAAGCAAACTATACGAGCATGACAGCCTTTTTGTCTAACGGATTTACTGTTCAAGACAATGGCACAACCAATCAAGGAACTAATGCACCGGGGGCTACGTTTGTCGGTTGGCAATGGAAGGGCGGCAACGGTACTGTCTCCAATACTAGCGGATCAATCACTAGCACAGTAAGCGCAAATTCTACGGCTGGTATTAGTGTAATAACCTACACAGCTCCATCAGGAAGCGGTGATTTTACTTTTGGTCATGGACTTGGAGTTGTACCAAAACTTTTTATCACTAGATTTACTACGCAGGTATCAAACTGGTGCGTGTATCACGAATCAGTAGGTGCTAGTGCGTTTTTAAAACTTAACACAACAGATGCATCAACATCATCTTCTGGTTGTTTTGGAACTGGGCCAACATCATCGCTTATTACAATTAAGCAATCAGCAATATTAGGTGCTGCTGGTGCTTGCGTTGCTTATGCATTTGCTGAAGTAGCTGGATTCTCTAAGATTGGTTCATACACAGGCAATGGTTCTGCTGATGGTCCGTTTGTGTACTGCGGATTTAGACCACGTTGGATACTTTGTAAAAATACAGATGCAGGCACAGAGGCTTGGACAATTATTGATGCTGCGCGAAATACTCATAACGTAGCAAACGCAAGATTATTCCCAAATTTAGCAAATGCAGAAAGCACCGGCGATAATGTTGCTGATATTCTTTCCAATGGGTTTAAGTTAAGAAGTACAGACGCAGCAACTAACGCAAGTCGAGCATACATTTTTATAGCCTTCGCCGAGGCTCCATTTAATTACAGTAGAGCGAGGTAATAATGTTTACTTTAAACGGTACGGCAGTATCAATTGACAACCCATACACGACAGAGGAAGGCGTGACTTACCCGCATCTACGTAGTCCAGAAGTACGCGAACTATTAGGCGTAGTAGAGGTAGCTGATCCAGAGCAATACGATCAGCGATTCTATTGGGGTGTGGATAATCCTAAAGACTTGGATCAACTAAAGTCAGATTGGATTAAGCAGACTAAAGCTGTGGCTGGTTCTTTACTGGCTCAGACTGATTGGATGGTTATTCGTAAAGCTGAACGTGATGTGGCTATTCCAGATGCTACCGTTATAGCAAGAGCGGCAATTATTACAGAGGCTAATGCTAAAGAAGCGGCTATTATTGCATCTACTACAGTTGAAGAATTAATTACAGCAGTATCAAATACAAATAACCAACAAGTTGAAACATTAACGTCAGAGCAAATTAGCGGACTGTAATGGCTACAAATTATGTCGATTTTGATTATTGGGTTCAGGGCTATGGTGAAGGAGACCTAAGCCAACCCGATCTATACGTTGTCTCTGGCTATTGGGATTCTGGCTATTGTGAGAACGAAGGTATTAACGCGTCTATCACTTGTGAAGCTACGGTATCGGCATCAGGATTAGCGATATATAGCGGTATATCAAGCATTACAGGTACGGCTACTGTAACGGCTATAGGTGATGCTGCTGCGGCAGTAAGAGCGAGTATCAGTGGAACTGCTACTGTCACGGCTAATGGTGTATTTGTGGCTGTAGGTGCTTCGTCTATTAATGGAACTGCCACTGTTACGGCTGCTGGTAGCTATATTATTGGTGGTCGTGCCTCTGTAACAGCTAATGCAACTGTTGAGGCTATCGGTAGTTCTACTGCTTATGAGTGGACTGTAGTTAGTCCAGAATCAACCAATTGGGCTAGACAGTAATGGCAAAGCAAAAGATTATCTTTGGTGAGTGGTTGCCGGATCAGCCTGGCGTTACAGGTGCGGTAACAGATGCTTATAACTGCTATCCAGTTACTAATGGCTATAGTCCATTACGTGAGGCGGTAGATTATTCAGGCAATGCAGGTCAGAACTTGCTTATTACGTTCGCGGGTAAGTTTGCAGGTGCATCAACGTTATTTGCTGCTGGTGCTACACAGATTTATAAGTTTGACTCTAGTGATGCGAGCTTAGATGCTCTGACAACCACAGGTTATACGGCTGTTGACTCATGGGATGTAACTCAGTTCGGCTCTAAGATGATCTTAGCAAACGGTGCGGATCAATTACAGGCTTATGATCTAGGATCATCGACTTACTTTGCTGATTTGGCTGCTGCGGCTCCTGCTGCTAAGTATGTAACGGTAGTTCGTGACTTTGTTGTCGCTGCTAACGTAGGCGGTGAGGAAAATAAGGTCTATTGGTCGGATATTAATGACGAGACTGATTGGACTCCTGGAGCAGCATCTCAGTCTGACTCTCAGGTTATGCCTGATGGCGGTGACATTACTGGTCTAGCAGGCGGTGAGTACGGTCTAATCTTCTTGGAACGTGCTATCTATCGTATGACGTATGCTGGTAGTCCGTTTTTCTTCCAATTTGACGCTATTTCTAGGACTCTAGGCTGTATGTCTAACGGCTCAGTAGCTCAGTTCGGTGGTTTAACGTACTTTCTATCGGATGATGGCTTTTATGCTTGCGATGGTAAGTCAGTAACGAACATAGGACTAGAGAAGGTTAACCGTTGGTTCTTTAATAACGTCAGTTTGAGCGAAATCCAGACTGGTATGAGTGCAACTATTGATCCAGTACGTAAGTTAGTCATCTGGAACTTTAAGAATAACTTCGGCAAACGATTCCTGCTGTATTACTCCATTGACTTGAATAAGTGGTCATACGGATTAACGGATACTAACTATCTAGCTTATGGTCTGACACCTAGTGCCACACTTGAGCAGATAGATAACTACAATAACAACTTAGATTTATTAGATATTCCACTAGACTCAAGAACATGGGCTGGTGGTCAGCTTATATTCGTAGGAGTAAGAAACCAGAAGATTGTAGTTTTCTCTGGTGCATACTTAGCTGCTTACGTTACTTCTGGAGATATAGACATTGGACGTTCTATTATCACATTGGCAAAGCCTATTATCGATAATGGAACTGCATCAGTTGCAGTTGCCAGCAGAAAACTACTGTCAGAAAGTATCGAGTTCGGAACGACAGCTACACCAGACTCAGACAACCGAGTGCCATTGAGGGCTAACGGTAATTACCATCGTATCAAGGTAACTCCGACTAATGCCAACTGGGAAACTATTATCGGTTGCGAGATTGAGATTACTCCGCAAGGTGTTCGATGACTCGTCAGTTTCGTACTCTACCTGTATTCGGTGCTGATGAACGTGAGGTTAGCGAAGTCGTTCGTGGAATTATGGACGGTAAGACTAATAACACTGGCACGATTGATTTGGCTGCTGCTGGTGCATCAACTACGACTATTTATGATGATCGCATAGGTTACGACAGTATTATTTTATTAATGCCTGTAAATTCTGCTGCTGCTACTGCATATCCTCCTTATGGTGCTTTCCAAGATAATACGACTCAAACTATTGCTAGTACTACTGTTGCGTATGCAATGAAGTTAGATGTAACTGATTATGCTTTAGGAGTATCAGTTAGTAATAGTTCACGTATTAAAGTAGATTATTCTGGTTTATATAATATTCAGTTTAGTGCTCAATTTACTAATACTGATTCACAAATTCAAGATATAAGTATCTGGTTTAGAAAGAACGGAACAGATGTAGCGGCATCAAATAGTGAATTTAATATAAGTAATAAACATGGATCGATTAATGGTACATTGATTGCTGCTCTTAATTTCTTTTTGCCAATGGCTAAAGATGATTATGTAGAAATAATGTGGAAGGCTAGCAATACGGCAGTTAAGTTAGAGACTATTGCTGCACAAACTAGTCCGACTAGACCATCTACTCCATCAGTTATTGCAACCATACAACACGTATCGTCTAATGGATATACAACTAACACATTTACTGAACCCTATATATTATCCAAAGCCAGAGGTAGTGCGGTTATATCTCATCCTGCTAATGCTGTATCTGGTAGAAAGTACGGCTATATTGTGGTGGGCTAATGGAGTATAGATATATTGCTCCACAGGAACTAAGACAATGGTGGGCTAGTGTAAAGCCTGGTTTAGATAAGATTAAAAGTAAGAGTCCAGAAAATTGGATAGTTGAAGATGTATATACGGACTGTTTTAATCAAAAGAGTCTGTTATTTGTACTGATAGAGAATAACCACTACGCTGGCTTCTTTGTCCTGCAACCACAAGGTGAGACTATGCATCTATGGGCTGCTTATACGTTAGAAAATAGTTATGATGTTGTCGAAAATGCCTTAAAATATATAAAAGGTATGGCGGCAGAAGCTAAAGTCAAATATATAACATTTTCTAGCCATAGGCGGGGTTGGGCTAAAAGGGCGGTTGATTACGGATTCCGTCCACGACAATGGATTTGTGAGGTGTAATATGGGTGGTGGCGGCGGACAACAAGAGAGCACGACAACTACGAGCATTGATCCAGCGATCAAACCGTATGTTACTTATGGACTTGAGGAGGCTAAACGTCTCTATGAAACAGGTTCCCCATCATTCTTCCCTGGTCAGACTTATGTCAGTCCATCGGCACAGACTCAGCAAGCTCTACAGATGGCTCAGGATCGAGCTATGCAGGGTTCTCCGCTAACAGGTGCTGCACAGGCTGAGACACTAGCTACGATTCAAGGGCGAGGCGTTAATCCATTCCTAGCGGGTGCTTTAGAGCAGACCAATCGTTTAGCGGGTGAGGATTATCTACGTAACATTCAAAAACTTCAATCTGGTGCTGCCTCTGCTGGTCGTTATGGCTCTGCTGCTCAAGGTCAGCTAACAGGTCAGGCTCAAGACGTATTTGCTAGAGCACTAGCGGAACAAGGTGGTCAGTTAGCTTATAACTCGGCTGAGGCTGAACGTGCTCGTCAAATGGCTGCGGTTGGTGCTGCTCCTCAGATGGCTCAGGCTGACTATGCTGACATACAGCGATTACTTAGCGTTGGTGGTGCTAGAGAGGCTCAGAGTGCTGCTGAATTACAAGATGCTATGAATAGGTTTAACTTCCAGCAGAACCTTCCGCAAGCTAAATTAAGTCAGTTTGCTAACCTGTTCTCTAGCGTCCCACAGGGAACGACTACGGTACAGCAAGCTACACCTACAGGGGGTAAATAATGGGTGATCCAGTTACTACAGGGATTTTGATAGGTGCTGCAATGGGTGGTGGTACGGCTGCTATTAAAGGTCAAGACCCACTTAAAGCTGCATTAATTGGCGGTGCTACTGGTGGTATCGGTGGCGGTTTTGCTGGTGGATTTAGTGGTGCTGCTGGTGCTGCTCCAACTGGAATTATGGGTAGTGCTGCTGGATATGCTCCTCAAGTTGCTTCTCCTACATTTATGCAACAACTTAGTGGTGGAGCAATGGGTGTTAAAGATATGTTTAGCGGTGCTAATACGTTTATGAATCAAAACCCTTTTACGGCACAAGCAGGAATGAGTTTAGCTAAGAGTGCATTTGAGCCTGAACAACCTATGCAAATGGCTCCTAGTGGACAAGTTAATAGAGGTCAAGTTCAGCCAATGGATTACATGAGTTTGCTAAATCCTCAGCAGCAGTCTGTTATCCGTCCACCACAAATTTCACTATTGGGGTAATGTATGGCTCTAACTCCTGAAGAAATAAATGCTGAGTTTTACGCAGGTTATGGTGATAAACCTAGAGGAATGACGCTTCTTGATTACATTAACCCTAAAAGTTATGTAGACCCATATCAGTCTTTGCGTAATATTCCTCAATCTGCACCACAAATGAACGATTCTAGCGCGCAAGTTAATCAACCAATTGCAGCTAATAATAGAAGTTTGTCTGATTACATTCCTAGTGCAAGCACTATAGGTAAATATATTCCTACAAGTCTGCCTAATGTATTTGGTCAAGAGAATCCAATATATGCAGGTTTACTAGGACCTGCTCAGTCTCAAGCATTATCAAGGCAGTCTAATATTGCTGGCTTGTTAGGTGCTGCTGCTGCATTGGTTCAAGGCATGGGTAAACAAGGCGGTAGACGTTCTGCTGCTCAAAATATTATTAGTGCTTTAGGTGCTGGTTATGGCTCTGCTGGTCAACAATATCAGCAAGGGCTACAGAACTATGGTCAGGCTCAACAGTTGGCATTACAACAGCGTCAACAAGCTGGTGTTCAGGCTATGAAGATGAAGTATCCTGACTTAGCTGACGAGTTTGATACTAATCCTGCTGGTGCTTTCCGTATTGTTTCGGAACGTGAGGCTGCTTTACGTAAGCCTACAGTCGTTAGTCAGGGTGCTACTTTAGTTAGTCCAGAAGGCAAAGCATTATTTACTGCTCCTACTGAAACTAAGCCAGAAAAACCAGAATCGTTTTCAGGTGAGTACGGAAATGTTGCATTGGATTTATTTGGTACTGCTGATGTTTCTAAACTAAATGCCCAACAAAGAGCCGCTGTTAGTGCTGAGGCGGAGCGCAGAGGAGTAGCAAAAACTCCTAAAACAACTGTGAATGTATCTCCTTCTGACAAAAAATTTGGCGAGGCTTTTGGTACAGCTACTGCTGGTGCTGTAGAAAATACATTTAACAAAGCTCAATCCGCACAAACTACACTGTCTACCATTGCAACAATTAAGCCATTAATTCAAGGTAATGTGTTCTCTGGTCCATTGTCTGAGTCTGAAGCGACAATCAGTCGATTAGGTGCTAAGTTTGGCATTACGTCAGGCACTACTCAAGAAAAGTTAAATGCGACTACTCAAGCTATGCAGGGCTTGGCTCAATTAGAGTTACAAGCTGCTGAAGCTATGAAAGGTCAAGGAGCTATTACGGACTTTGAGCGTACTTTGATTGCTAGGGCGGCAGGTGGTGATTTAGCTAAACTCACGCAAAAAGAAGTTTTAGGATTGCTTGGTGCATTAGAGAAGGTATCGCAAAAGAAAATATCCACTCATAAGACTAATTTGGAGCGTTTACGTAAACGTCCAGATACTAGTGGATTAGCTGATTTTTATGAGTTAGAAACTCCTCAGCCAAAATTAAAATTTAACCCTGAAAAAGGGAGAATTGAATAATGGCTAAGATTGTTGAAATACCCGGCGTTGGAGATGTTGAATTTCCTGACTCAATGTCTAATGATGAAATAGCCAATGTTATTAAATCAGGCATGCAGGGTTCTGTAATGGCTGCTCCTGTGCCATTTTCTCCAAGAGCGGAAGCATTGAGGTCGGCTGCTGGTGGTGCTACGCTTGGATTTGGTGAAGAAATAGAATCTGCTCTACGAACTGGTGCTATTTCAGGTCAACAGTATGAAGAATTGCGTAATACATTACGAGCGCAACAAAAACAATTTCAGCAAGATTATCCAGTAACAGGAACGGTCACAGAGTTTGGCGGTGCTTTAGCTGCTCCATTTGGTGCGTTTAAAGCATTAGGTCGTGCTGCTCCTGCTGTACAGCAAGCTATTACAGGTGCAACAATACCAGGTCAAATTACTAGAGGTGTTGCTACTGGTGCTGCTACAGGCGCATTAACTGGTGCTGGTACTGCTGAGACTGATATTGGTGGCAAGGCATTAGAGTCTGGTGTATTTGGTGGTGTTGTTGGAGGTACGGTTCCTTTAGTGTTGCGTGGTGCTGGCACTGTAATTAAGAATGTATTAACTGCATCTGGTGTTGGTGATCAACCTGGTGCTGCCTCTAAAATGATTATGAACCGCCTGCAAAAGGATGATTTAACTCCTGATGAGGCTCAAGCTACACTTGATGATCTAAGAAAGATTGGAGTACCTAATCCTGTTATTGCTGATCTTGGCAAAAGTTTACGTGATTTAGGCTACGCTAGTTATGTTGTGCCATCGAAACAAAAAGGTGCAACTGAAAGATTCCTTGAGGATAGGCTAATAGACCAGCCTAGCGATATTGTTAGTGGATTAGTAGAAAAAGCAGGTTTAGGTAAAAATGTTAGTGGTTATGAATATTTAAACTCTTTAATTTCTAACCAGCAATCTGCTGCTCGTCAGGCTTACCCAAAAGCGTATAGCAAAGCCATAGATGCTAGAGATTTTAGACAATATGTAGATCGTCCTGTATTCCAGCAAGCATACGAAGAAGCTGTCAAACGAGCTGGTGTTAAAGGCAATACGTTGCCAGACTTAGAGCAAATTCGTAATGCTCAGTTTGTTCCTACTGACGTATTGCATCAAATGAAGATTGGCTTAGATCGTATTGTTGAAGGTCAAACAGACATAACAGGCAAGGTTACTGCTTACGGTAGAGATGTGTCTCAAGTACGCAGGGAATTTAATGATTTAATTAAAGCAAAAAATCCTGACTATGCTAAAGCTAATGCTCAATTTGCAGATTCAGAAAGAATACAAAGTGCATTTGTTACTGGTCAGAAATATCAAAGACTTGATCCTAAAGAAGCACTAGACAAATTAAAGAAGATGAATGATTCAGAAAAAGAGTCTTTCCGTCTTGGTATGATGGCTGATGTTAACGAGCGACTTTCTAATTTTAAAGGTGGTGATTTTTCTCGTCAGATATTCAAGAGCCCTAAACAAAAATCATTAATGAGATATGCTTTTTCAGATGAAGCAAAATTTAATGAATTTAATAAATATATAACAGGTTTAGAGGAGCAATCTAAAACTGCAAAAAATATTATTCGTGGCTCTCCTACTGGTGAAAGATTGGCTACTGGTGAGAGTGCTGCTGAGTTAGGTTCATTGGCTCAGAACTACGCTAGAGGTGGTTTAACTGGCGTTGCTATGGACATTGCTCGTCAAGGATTAGCAAGAACTAAAGGTATTAGCGGAGAAACTTCGTCAGAACTTCAAAAAAGATTATTTACTACTGATCCTATTGAACAAAGAGCAATTCTTGAAGAACTACGTAAGAGAACTCAAGGAATGAAACCGATAGGGGTAGTACCTGGTGCGGCTGCTTTGGGTACTGTAACAGGGCTATTAGGTCAATAAGGGTTAAATCATGGCAAAGAATAAAGTTAGCGAATGGTCAGCTACAGCGTCAAATAATACCGACATCTCAGGCATCAACATAGCTGAGGGTTGCGCTCCTAGTGGAATTAATAACGCTATACGCGAATTAATGGCTCAGGTTAAAGACTTACAGACTGGTTCTGATGGTGACAGTCTTACCGTAGGCGGTGCATTTACTTGTACTGGTGCTGCTGTATTTAGCTCTACTGTGGCGTTAGGCGCATCAGCTACGGCTACTACACAATCGGCAAATGATAACTCTACTAAGGTAGCTACGACTGCTTACGTTGCAAACTCTGTAGCTATTGCTTATCCAGTAGGCTCAATATATATCAATGCCTCCGTTAGCACTAATCCAGCTACATTGTTTGGATTTGGTACATGGACTGCATTTGGTGCTGGTCGTGTATTAGTTGGTCTTAACGCAAGTGATTCGTCATTTGATACTGTTGAAGAAACTGGTGGTTCTAAAGACGCTATCGTAGTAAGCCATACTCACTCAGTTAGTGATCCTGAACACTCTCATGGTAATTCTGATTCAGTTAGTGCTCAACGTGGTAGTGATAATGGCGGTGCAGCAACATTAACGTCAGGAACAACAAGAACTGATTCAATGAACACAGAATCTGCATCTACTGGCATATCTATTCAATCAACTGGTTCATCAGGTACTAACGCTAATTTACAACCTTATATTACTGTTTATATGTGGAAGCGAGTTGCATAATGGAAAAGATACAACTTACTGACGAGCAGATCGACCATATAGCAGAGCGCGCAGCAGAAGTTGCGTTTAAACGAATCTATGAAGAAGTAGGTCGCTCTGTCGTTAAAAAGATATTCTGGATTGTTGGAGCCGGTGCATTAGGTCTCATGATCTGGTTAGCTGGTAACGGTCAATTGCCTAAATAATGTGGACCCACTTACATTACTTGCGTTAGCTAATGCTGCTGTAGCTGCTTGTAAGAAAGGCTGTCAACTTTATAAAGATATTAAAGGTGCGGCTGGTGATGTAAAGGAAGTATTAGACGATTTAAAGGTTCAGTTTCATAAGATACCTAATCCTACTAATGAACAGAAGATTCAATATAATCAAGAAGTAGTTAGAGTTCAGGAAATAGCAAAAGCTGATCCTAATGATGTATTTACAGAGATTGGTAATCAACTTGGTGCTTTATTAGATGCACAAGATCAATTAGCCAAAGCGTTATTGGCAGAAGAATTAGCGAATACAACTGTATACAAAGGTCAAGAGTCATTAGGTCGCAGAGCATTACGTAAGATCATCATAGAGGCTAGGCTGGATTCAATGATGGCAGAGCTGCGTGAGACGATGGTTTATAGAGCACCGCCAGAGCTGGGTTCACTTTGGGGTAAGTATGAAAAGACAGTTGAGCGTATTAACAAGCAACAAGAGATAGCAAGAATAGAAGAACTTAAATTACAGCAAATAGCCGCTACTAAACGCAGAAGAATGATTAGAAAGTTTAGGGAAAATGTTACATGGTTTGGAGCGGTTCTATTCGTAACACTATGGCTAATCAGCGTCCTAATAATGATAAAGACGAGCAAGACGGCATACCTTGGGTATTACTAATATGTTTGCTTGCTATGGTTTTAGTGCTTGCTATTGCTTTGCCATTAGTAGGTTTAGCTATTATGGATGCCAATAATGCGACTAATGCTGCTATTGTCGAAATAGATCGTATGAGAAGAATACGTAACTTAATGTTGCGTGATTTAGAGGATAAAAATGCTAACTTTGAGCCAACTCAAACAACTCCTACCGAAGAATCCGTACGTTGAACATTGGCATCATGCACTAGAACAATTATTCCCTGACTACGATATTAATACGCCTAAACGTATGGCTGCTTTTATCGCTCAATGTAGTCATGAGTCTGGTGGTTTTATGGTTCTTAAAGAGAATCTAAACTATAAGGCTGCGACTCTCCGAAAGATATTCCCTAAATACTTCCCTAACGATCAGATAGCTCAGGATTACGCATCTCGTCCTAATAAGCAGGTTGCCATAGCATCGAAGGTTTACGCTAACCGTATGGGTAATGGTGATGAGGCTAGTCAAGAAGGCTGGAAATTTTGCGGTCGAGGATTAATTCAGCTTACAGGTAAATCTAATTATCAAGCCTTTGCAGACTCGTTAGAGATGAACATTAACGATGTTCCTGAGTATCTAGCCACGTTCGAAGGTGCTGCTCAGTCTGCTTGCTGGTTCTGGGAAACAAATAAGCTCAATCAATGGGCTGATGCTGGCGATATTCTGACATTAACGAAACGTATTAATGGGGGCACAATTGGACTCGAAGATCGTAAGAAACATTATGAGCACGCTCTCCATGTGCTTGGTGCTTAATGCTTGTGAAGATAGGTTTCGATATAAGTGTCAAGACCCTGCTAACTGGGAGACCACAGATTGTAAGCCACCTATATGTACAGCTACGCAAACCTGTCCTGACGATGTAACTAAACCTGAGAAGGTGACTAAATGAACGAAGAAAGTCTAAACGCCTGGCTAAAGTTTGCTATTGGTATCTGTTTTTGCATGATTCTGATGATGATGGCTAGTCTATCTATGTACTCAGTCGTATTTGTTACTCAGCCCATGAGTGGTATGGCTCCAGCAGATAAGCAATTTTTCTTGCTACTTTCTGACATGAGTAAGTACATATTAGGTGCTCTAGCTACATTGATAGCAGTTAAGGGTAAGGATCAGTTCGTGCCGCCTAATCTAACGACTCCTAAAGAACGTGAGGAGGCTATGAAGTGTGAGCCTAAAGAACGTATAGAGCCTAAGTTAGAGCCTATATCGACTGCTCCTGTAGTAAGTATGGGATTTGGCGGTAAGCCTGCTCCACCTGCCGCACCACAACCGGAGATTTAATTATGAAAATTGTATTAGTTACTTTGCTAATGTTGACTGTAAACTTCGTCTTTGCTGGTGGTGAACTAAAAAAGGTTTGCCACGATGAGAAAGGCAAGCAAGTTTGCAAGACTATCAAGGTTCATAAGAAATTAGAGGGTACTAAGGTTCCTACTAAATGAACCCATACTTCATTGCTGGTACTGTCTTAGCGGTGGTCTGTGCTTATGGTACAGGTCACTGGCAGGGCGATACAGCAGGGCAGGCTAAAGTTCAGTCTCAATGGGATAAAGAGAAGGCTAAATTAGCTGCTGAATATGCTGCTAATGTTGCTCTTATGCGTGAGAAAGAACAGGTAATGCAAGGTAATGCAGACAAGCTACGAGAGGACAAGAATCGTGAACTTAGAGAAGCTAATGCTCGTAATACCGCTTTGCTTAACAGCTTGCAGCACCGTCCCAACCGCACCGAGAGTAGTGGAGTGTCCCAGAGTGCCAGCAATGGAACAAACGGCTGTACCGGAAAAGAGCTTTACCGAGAGGATGGGGCTGTTCTTATCGGGATCGCTAGAGAAGCAGACGAACTCAGAATCAGTCTCAAGCAGTGCTACTCCCAATACGAAACCATTAGAAAAGAAATGAATGGCAAAAATCCCTGACGATTGTATGCCTGCGTGTGTATCGTGTGCTTTCTTTGATATATCTCCCAAAGATGACTTAGGCATTTGCCGACGTTATCCTCCTACACTATTCCAAATTGAAGATGAATACGACAGTTGCTATCCAGTGACTGAGCGATCCGATTGGTGTGGTGAATTCATACGGAAAGTAAACTAACATGGCTCAGAAAGTTTCAGATGAAGATTTTATTTCCATGTGGAATAAATACGGATCGGCTGCTCAAATAGCTAGAATGTTAGATATGAACGTCCGTAATGTATTTGCTAGACGTAAATCTATAGAAAGTAAGTATTCAATTGAGCTAAAGTCATCAGACGTTCGTAGTCCTACATTCAATATAACGGTTCCTGGTAATGGCGTTAGAACTAAGGTAGAAATGGACGAAGGCGTGATTATGGTGGCATCAGACTGCCATTATTACCCTGGAATTATATCAACGGCTCATAAGGCTTTCGTTAAGCTAATACCAGAATTAAAGCCACGAATAATCGTAATGAATGGTGACGTATTCGACGGTGCATCAGCATCTAGGCATGATCCTATAGGCTGGCAGAAAACCCCGACAGTACAGCAGGAGTTAGAGGCTTGCCATGATCGTCTAGCAGAGATTGAGGCAGCGTCTAAGAATGCTAAATTGCATTGGACTTGGGGAAACCACGACATGCGATTTAATACTCGTCTAGCGTCCCAAGTTGGGACTGCATTTGAAGGTGTACAAGGATTTAATCTGTCAGATCACTTCCCACGATGGAAGTTCTCTACATCGATTATGGTTAACGAGCATACGATGATTAAGCATCGATGGCATAACGGTATCCATGCTGTTTACAATAACACAATGAAGTCAGGTACTTCTATCGTTACAGGGCACTTGCATAGTTTGAAGGTAACTCCGTGGACTGACTACAATGGTAGTAGATACGGTGTAGATACAGGAACCTTAGCGAATATAGATGATCCTGGCTTTGATTATGCGGAGGATAACCCTAAGAACTGGAGAAGCGGTTTTGCTGTTCTAACCTTTTGGGAAGGAAAGCTCATGCCACCAGAACTGTGCGAGGTTATCTCCGAGGGATTAGTATACTTCAGAGGTCAGGTGATTGAGGTTGTTTGACGAAGATGCCACCAGCATTTAGATAGCCATTTCTGTTTTTTATCTCTTCATACGAGAACTTTAAGCAGCTAGTTAAAGTGACGTTCTCAAGAGCAGCAACATTAATGAGGCATACAAGAACGTCGCCAATTCCATCAATAATTCCTCTACGGTCGCGGTTGATAAGTGCTGTGTGGAGTTCATGCATTTCCTCTTGAGCTTTACGATATTGAGCTATTGAAGTGCTATTCGGTATGATTCCTCTGGCTTCACTCCATCGGATAACGTCCATTTCTGTTTCATTCCAACTCAATTTACTCTCCTTATAGTGTCCGAAATTTGTATATACATTTCAGTCATGCGGTTTTAAATAATGCATCATCTCAGCGTTCATCTTTGCTTGTGCCCATTTCTGTGGTCCTGATAGTTGCATTAACGCTAGTGAGAATTGCACAAAGTTATTAAGTTTCTCTAGTTCTAGTTCATCTACTTCACCCCGACGAATACCATCAATTACATTGATAATTCCAATGCGATTGCCGTCTATAACGGCTTGCCAGTCATAGTCTATTTTCTTCTTATGCATTTTTTATTTTCAATGATTTAGGTACTTTAGGTTTAGGACACCATCCGATACAACTATCATCCCATACGCCGATTACACATACTCCACCAGGGTTAAGCAATAGCATACTGGTTCCTCTTGGTGGTGGTTCTATAGCCGGATCACGGAAGTAAAGCTGATCGGTAGTGGCTTGGGCAAACTTATCCATTTGGTAATCCTGAGTACAAAGGATAACCATCTATCATTGGCTCTGGTGTACACGTATGTATTTCTGTTGGATTAACTTCTCCACAGCGTTCACATTTATTAGTACATGAACTACCTGTTTTGCAAGGAGGTTCGTTTAGTTTAGCTCTGAGTAATTGAATTGCTTTGCCTTCAGTCATTGGATAATTTAGCAACGAATGCAATACTTGCTGCGCTTCTTCGCGTGTAAGAGTAATCACAATAACTCCCCATTCTTCTCAGAAATTGTATTCATATTTTTTAGTGCAGCATTACGATACAGTTTTTCCATGATCTTTTTAACGTCAGCAATTTGTCCTGATTTATTCTTATAAATACTCTCTGTCTTATGCTGAGAACATGGCTGACATATCCATCGACCACTAGTACGAGTCTTTCGGAATACTCCACCATCGACTTCCCTTGTGCATTGGCAACTGGTGCAGAATCTAGTCTCCATGCTGCCCCCTTGCGCGGATAGCTTCTGCTGCTTCAAGATATGTCTTTGCGTTAAATGCAATCTGTGCACAAGCTTCACGCTCTGCTGCTGCAACTAACGCAGCAAACTTTTTAACAGCGTCTAATCGTTCATCACTAGTTACCCATAAATTAGCCTCAGCAGCTAATCCCATAATGTCACTTTGTGTCATCTTCCGCATATTCTTTCCTTAGCCTGTTTTAAATTAGAGTCCATTAGCCAAGCAGCACATTGAGAATCAACAGCAAGGGCATTAAAACCGTCTCTATAGCCTTTTTTATAGGCTACCTGAACCTTATCAGTCACCATACTAGAAAACAGCCAGATAGCCCCTAAAGTAGCTCCCATAAATATTAATATTTTCATAATAGTTCACGTATTTCCTTAACTGGCATATCAAACGTCTCATGTATGCGTAGAATCATATCTGCGGAAACATTAACTTTACCGCTGCGTATCTTGCTAATCGTAGGCGGTGGTACGTCCAGCTTTCTACTAAGTTCAGCATCATTCTTGATTGCGTAGCGTTCTTTTACTGCGTCTAACAATTTCATGGTTACCCCAGAATAAAAAGACAGGAGCCGAAGCCCCTGTTAAAAGCCACGGAGGAGTGTGGCTGCGAGATCAGTAGCAGTTAGTTGAGCAACTATTCCCATAGCAACACGTAGTACACGTTACGTATTGACCATTGTATGAATAGCTATTTGTTGTGCATGAAGCATAAGCAAATGTTGCTGTTAACGCTAAATAGGCTGCGAGTATGTATTTCATAATAGTTGCTCCTCAGAAAGGTATATCTTGATCGAAGTCGTTAGGCTCAGATGTAACTACAGGCTTATTGACAGGCTTAGGTGCTGCGTCATTCTTAGGACGTACCGACAAGCTAAAGAACTTCTTGCCATCAGTCTTAGACTCTTTAAGCCAGCCTGAGAGCCAGTAATCATTACCTGCTACGTTAACGCTACCACTGTAGTCTGGATGCTTGTCAGTAGTCTTGTTTCCGTTACGGTATAAAACGCCACGATCAGTATTATCGAATTCCATTATTTAGATTCCTTATGTTTTTTCATTATGCTTCTTTCGGATGACTCAAATAAATGCCAAAAAGCTGTTTGCATTGTTGCCTCAAGTTCTAAATCTTCAATGTATTTAATTGCTCCAGCTACATCTTTTTTTGCCAGTAAACTTTTTGGCTCAATTGCATAAGAACGCAATTCATCTTGCTGCTTTTTTGATAATTTATTAAATTCATCTGTTGTAATTGATTGGGATGATTTAGGGTATTCTTTATTATCTTCTGCATCTATAGCGTCATGCTCAGTTATCTCAAGAGCATTTAACAGAAGGTAACGACGTAAATAAGTATGCTGGCTTCCTAAGGCTTGAATTGGCAATGATTTACCGCTATTTGCATCTGCTATAGGACTACGGAAAATAATAACCCCACCAAATTCAGAATCAAAAATACGTAGCGTAGCCATATCATCGTTAATACTAAAAACCGAACATAAACCTAAATTATCAAAAATAATATTAATAGATGGTAAAAAATCATCTAGTTGATAATATTTATAATTTTGAAATTTGTTATAGCCTGATTTTTTTAATGGTTTTTCCTGCAATAAAACTCTGGCTTTTTGTAGCTTGCTATATACACGCCACTGTTGTTGTTCGTGCTGCTCTTGTAATTGATAGTCGTTATTCATATTAGATTCCTATTTATTTGAATTTTTTATACTGAACCACATTGGTAGATTGTGTTTTCTCAATAGTAGATATTTTTGTAGCCTCTTTTTGCTCCTTCCTAAATTTAGCGAAAGTTTTACGAATGTCCGTTTTAGCAGCCGTAACATAGTCTTTTTTATATAAGATATTTTTTTCATCGGTCATAGTGAGCACGCAATAATGTACAGAAGAACTATTATTACACCACACAATATAGGACGTCTAGCAAAGAAATCATTAGTATTGAGCAATTTATTCATAGTTGTCACCTGATTCTAAAATGTTAACTAATTCGTGTATTTCTCTAGGAGCAATCATTAACGCTTCGTAAGCTATGCCTAGTATTTCAAGTTCTTCAATACTCTTAGGTTTGTTCTCTAGGTTATCTGCCAGGAGTCGCAAGGCATAAACAATTTCGGCTACTTCCCAATTATGCATATTACTTGTCATGGCGATTCTCCCACTGCTGAGTTTTCATATCTTGGTTGTAGTTCCACAGATCACTAGTAGTCAATGTGTCGTCTACTCTCTTTGAATACTTAGCTTGGTACGAAATCATGCGCGCTATGTGAGTGCTAATACCTGCTGCCATAACTACGGGATCGTGCCTATGGGTAGCCCATATTATTAAAAATTCATTCAATGATTCACGCATCTCACCATCAGTAAAGTCTTGCGTAAAGTCATCAGGTTCTTTATTTAATATGGATTGCAGTGCATCTTGTTCAAATTCGTAGCGATTCATAGTATTCTCCTAGTGATTACAAAAAATATTTTCTGTCTTGATATTGCACGCGCTTACCAATTTTTTGAAGTTTATTTTTAGCAGCTAAAAATGAAATATTTCCACTAGACATTTTTCTCCAGCCTTTGCGAAAGCTAGGATGATGCAATTTACAATCTTCAAGATATGCACCATCTAAAAAAAGTTCTACTATTTTTTCGCTGTTCATTTTATTCTCCTAGTGAATTAATATTGTGTGTTGCAGTGAAGAAACTATAACGCATCACAATCTTGTATGTCAACAACTTTTTAAAATAAATTTATGTATCAGCCAAGAAAAGACAGTCGCAGAGAAAGAATGTTGCAAATCGTCAACGAATCAGGTGGTATTACTGCTGAACACATAGCTAAAACGTATGGAACTATGGGTTTTCTTAACGTATGGGCTATCACTAGCGAGCTTAGGAAATTAGCAAGATTTAAGTGCATTAACCAAATAGGTAATGTATTCTTCTCAGTTGAGCAGGAAAAGCCAGCGTATAAGGCTGAACCTAAGAACTTAGTGCCGCCTAGAGAAGCTGTACCTTTTACGCCACTTAAAACATTTCCACCTACTATAAGCCCTAGAGGTCAACCAATTGAAAGACGTCAATTTAAAAACTGTAGATCAAACGTCAGATTCCAAAGAGAAAACGAAATATAACTTTAATACGCAAATATGCTCAAGTTGCAAAAGATCACGATCTGCAATACAGTTTGTAAATTCTAATATTTGCCGGACTTGCAAAAAGCGAGGCGTTTAGATATAGTCGTAAATGATTTACCGGAATGGCTAGGGTAGCTCCTGAAAAGACGATTCGTTACCGTCCTGCCATACCACCTATTTTGTAACGATTACCGATAACGTGAGGTATATATGCATTACTACCAATTCCATATTGGCGACTATTTGTCTGCCACATCCCATTTAAGCAATGACGAAGATTTAGCATACAGGCGTTTGCTTGATATGTATTACGACACAGAAAAACCAATACCTATCGATATCCAATGGGTATCCCGTAGGTTACGTTTGGGTTCAGAGATTATTCAATCTGTGTTGAATGATATGTTTGAATATACTGAATTTGGATATAAGAATAGTAGAGCAGATGAAGAAATACGTGCTTATCATTCATACTTAGAGAAGCAGAAAGCTAATGGAAAGCTAGGCGGCAGACCAGCAAGAAGCCAGACCAAACCCACTGCTAACCCAAGCCTAACCCAAGCCGAACCCAAAATAACCCTAACCACTAACCATAAACCAATAACCAATAACCATATATCTATCGATCAGTTTGAGACGTTTTGGAAAGTCTATCCAAAAAAGACAGCTAAAGAAAATGCTAAGAAGGCTTGGATAAAGATTAAACCTAACGATGAACTTATTGCAAAAATTACAAAAGCTGTAAAAGATCAAAAGTTATCTGAACGAGAACAACAGTTTATTCCTCATGCGGCTACCTGGCTTAATGCTAAACGATGGGAAGATGAAATAGCTGGAGCTACTCAAAAGCCATTGATGGGGTGGAAATGATTGAGAACATACTCAGCCGCCTAGAGAAGGTTAAAGGTCGTAACGGAGCGTACACAGCTTGCTGTCCTGCTCATACGGATAAGTCTCCTAGCTTAGCGATAAGAGAAGTTGATGATGGTCGTATCTTATTGAAATGCTTTGCTAATTGCAGCATCCAAGAAATCATGGGTGCAATAGGAATGGATATAAACGATCTGTTCCCTAACGTAAATAAAGACTTGCCTCCAGTTAAGAAAAGATATTATGCTTCAGACTTGCTTAGAGTTATTGAATTTGAGGCTTTGGTTGTATCGGTAGCAGCTTATTCAATGTCAAAGGGCGAGAAACTATCAGAGGTCGATAAAACTAGGATGAAAATGGCACACGATCGAATAATGGAGGCAGTTAAATATGTCGGATAATATTTTTGCAATAGCGGAACGACTTTACGATGATCGCAATATCATCAAGTCTCAGAACATTGATGTAGACAAATATCTCAAAGGCACAGACTTATCGGCACAGGTTAAATCTGCGGCTACCTGGCTTGATGAGATATACCAGAACTATATCGACCCAGAGCAGACAGCAGATGCTGTTATGCCGTGGTCTAAGACTCACGCAGACGTTAAATTCAGGCTAGGTGAGGTTACCGTATACGCAGGTGGGAACGGAGGCGGCAAGAGCCTTGTAACAGGACAGATAGCACTAGGATTGATTAAGCAGAACTTAAAGGTTTGCATTGCTAGTTATGAAATGAAACCTGTAACTACCATTGTTAGGATGCTCAGGCAGTTTGCTGGTGAGAATATTAGTATTCCGTTAACGCATGACAAGGAAGGCTACATACGGTCGTTATTGGGTAGATTCACAGGATTCATTGACGAGAATCTATATCTTTACGATCAGCAAGGTTCTACGACTGCTCAGAAAACGATAGCAATGGCTCGGTACTGTGCGGTTGAGTTAGGGATACAGCATATCTTTATTGACTCATTAATGAAGTGCGTTAGCGGTGAGGATGCGTTAAACGAGCAGAAATCCTTTGTTGACGAACTTTGTGCATTAGCGAGAGACCATAACGTACACATTCATCTGGTTCACCATATACGTAAGTTGCAATCTGAGGAGATACAGCCTGGCAAGACTGATTTAAAAGGCTCAGGATCAATTGCGGATCAGGTGGATAACGTGTTCTTAGTCTGGCGTAATAAGAAGAAAGAGAACGCACGTAGGAACAATGAGGATTATGACGAGAAGCAGCCAGATATGTTTCTAATGTGCCAAAAGCAGAGGAACGGTGAAGCTGAGGAGTTTTACGGATTGTATTTCGAGCACAACAGCCAGCAGTTCATTGAGGTACAAGGTGGTCAGCCTATAGACTTTGATAATCGTGGAGCGTTTCGTGTTTAATAAAATTGAATTTGGTGATTGCCGAGAAACAATGCGTAAATGGGCTTCTGATGGTATTAAAGTTCAAACTTGCGTGACAAGTCCTCCTTATTATGGTTTGCGTGATTATGGTCATGAAGGGCAAATAGGATTAGAAGAAACTTCAGAGGAATATATCAATGCAATGGTTGAAGTGTTTCGATGTGTATGGGATGTATTAGCTGATGACGGAACACTTTGGCTAAACATTGGAGATAGTTACGGAAGTGGTAAACAATTAATAGGAGTTCCTTGGCGGCTTGCACTTGCTCTGCAATCAGATGGTTGGGTGCTTCGACAAGACATTATCTGGCATAAACCAAATCCAATGCCTGAATCAGTAAAAGATCGTTGCACTAAAGCGCATGAGTATATTTTTTTATTATCAAAATCAAATAAATATTTTTTTGATAGTGAAGCAATGCAGGAAACGGCTAACAGACCAGAAGGTCCGGGAAATAAAACACATAGACATTCAAATTTAGGAATTTATGTTAATGGAAGTGCTCAAAAAAATATTGCAAAAATAGGTGCAAGAGAAACAAGAAATCGTCGTAGTGTTTGGTCAGTTGCTACTCGTCCATACAAAGGAGCGCACTTTGCTACATTTCCACCTGCTTTGATTGAACCCTGCATACTTGCTGGAAGTAGAGCGAATGACATTGTGCTTGATCCATTTATAGGTAGTGGAACTACAGCACAAGTAGCCTTACAACATGGAAGAAAATATTTAGGTTGTGAATTAAATCAAGATTACGAGAAATTACAAAATGAACGTTTACGACAAAACTCATTTCAATTGGTCTGAACAGCATAGGCATCGGTGCGAAGTCCGGCAAGTATTAAAGTGGCGTACTGAGGATAGAAACAAAGCCATTGAATATATCTCTATTGTCCGCAATAAACGCGGAGATAGAACGGCTCAGATATTAGAAAAAGATTGCAGGGAACAATGGACGCAAGGATCAAGAGGAGATGACGGTGTATGGTTTATAAAAGGGTAGACGATAATCAATCCAAGGTTGTTAAGGCACTAAGAGACTTAGGCGCGGTGGTTCAGCATCTTCATGCAGTAGGAAAGGGTTGTCCTGATATTGTTGTAGGCTTCAAAGGTAAAAACTTGTTGCTTGAAATCAAGGATGGTGATAAAAAGGTACTTACTCCAGATCAAGTTAACTGGCACAAGCTCTGGAAAGGTCAGGTAAATGTAGTGACAAGTGCTGATGATGCTAAATTACTATTATGGAAACTAACAAATGAATATTGATCCAAATGAAGCAATTAACTTTATGATTAAGAACGCAGAGAAGTATGCACAAGCTAAGGCAGATGTAACGTACTTAACGGAGCATCGTAAGACGGTCAAGGCTCTAGGGTTTCAGCGTAGCCTTAAAAATACGATGGCTGAGAAGGAAGCTGATGCTTATACTACGGATGACTATAAGACGTGCGTAGAAGGGCTTAGAGAAGCTGTTGCAGAGGCAGAGAGATTACGTTGGATGCTGGTCGCTGCTCAGGCTCGGATTGATTGCTGGCGGTCGATGGAGGCGTCGAATCGTGCTGTTGAAAGAGCGACTTTGTGAACGGATCAAACTTATCCTCGTCGTATAACAGCCACTCGTCTGCATCGTCATCAAAGTACATCCAGACACAGGCTTCGTTATCGTATTTCCAGACTATGCCATCATCATCCATTTGCATGAGTTCGACTTCTTCAGCTTCAAACCAGAAATCTTGACCATCGATAGATATGCCGTACATATATCCTCCAGTGGAGAAATAGTAGCAAACTTAAATGAAATTTACGTTAATAGAGAGAAAAACTATGAATAAAGATACTTTCCTAAATGATAATGTAATAGATGATAGCAATTTAGCAAAATGTGACTACTGTGGATTTATTGATGATTGGGATGAAATTCCGGTGGTTAACGATAATCCGTGGTGCTCTGATGGAACGGTTACTTGCTGTCCGGAATGTAACCAGGGTGAGAGCTTTACTAGCTATAAAGTAGAAAAATGAAGAAAAGAGAAAAGCAATATCTGTCTAAAGTAGCAGACATAGGTTGTATAATTTGCTATCGTTTAGGGTATGCAGGCACTCCGGCAGAGATACATCACATTCGTGGCTTAGGGTTAGGAATGGGTGTCAGAAACTCGCATGATAATGTCATTCCGCTTTGTCCTGAGCATCATAGAGGTAACACTGGTTATCACGGAATGGGGCGTAAGGCTTGGGAAAAGAAGCACGAAACTACCGAACAGCAACTATTTGAACAAGTAAAGGAAATGTTAAATGATGAAGAAATCGAAAGCTGCGAAGAAGGTAGCTAAGGTAATGACTGAGTTCGGCAAGGGTGAACTTCATTCTGGCAAAGGTGGTCCTGTAGTTAAGTCTCAAAAACAGGCAGTTGCAATTGCACTTAGTGAGGCTGGTAAATCATTGCCTAAGCGTGGTCAACGTACAGCTAAGAACAAGGCTAAGAAATGAAAACAGGACTATACGCAAATATTGCAGCCAAGAAAAAGCGCATAGCTGAAGGTAGCGGAGAAAAGATGCGTAAGCCTGGTACTAAAGGTGCACCGACTAAGGCTGACTTTAAAGATGCTGCCAAGACTGCCAAGCCGAGGAAAAAATGATTAAGCGTGGTAAAGAGGAATTTGCTGGTTACAACAAGCCAAAGAAAACCCCTAATCATCCTACCAAGAGTCATGCGGTACTTGCAAAGGCAGGAGACGAGGTTAAATTGATTCGTTTCGGTCAGCAAGGTGTTAGTGGTAGTCCAGACGGTAGCAAGCGTAATGAGGCTTTTAAGGCTCGTCATGCGGGTAATATCTCTAAAGGCAAGATGAGTGCTGCATTCTGGGCTAATAAGGTTAAGTGGTGATTCCAAAGACGTTAAATCTAGGCTCCGGCAAAGACTGGAAAGATTCTTACTTTAATGCAGATATATTGCTTAGAGTAAATCCTGATTGGTGGGTAGATATATCTAAGGTAGAGTTTGGTCAGATTATTGATACACCGAGGTTCGGAAAGGTCGAGATTACAAAAGGGATGTTTAAAACAATCGTCGCAAATGACGTTTTAGAGCATATACCGGATTTAATTCAAGCAATGACTAACTGTAAGGACTTGCTGGAGGTTGGTGGTGAGTTTCACATTAGCGTACCGTATGAGCTGAGTTTAGGTGCATGGCAAGACCCGACTCATGTTAGGGCGTTCAACGAGAATAGCTGGCTGTACTATACTGACTGGCACTGGTATTTAGGTTGGGAAGATCGGTTTAATCTAACGTCAATGGAATTTATGATGTCAGTATTAGGTCAGGATATGATGGATGACGGTATTAATGCCGACGAGATTATGCGTACTCCACGAGCAGTAGATTCAATGAAGGTAGTTTTAACTAAATGTTAATACGCATGACCATTGCTGGACGCGAAAACGTAAAGCGGACTCCACCCAGAAGCGGGAAGCCATAGCACCTAGGAAGGCTGGTGGTAGCAAGACGGGAAAAGAGCAGTGGTCAGTCGTATTAAGTTTATAGTGGATACCTTTTAAGTTTACAGTCAGGAGCTTACTTGCAAGCAATCGTAATCGCTACGGTAGATAGTCCAGCCATCCACGTACTATTGGAGAGCATTAATCAATATGCAAGAGAGTTGCCAGTTTACGTTAGTGCAAATAGTCTGGAGTTGTGGGCAGAAGTTAGAGGCAGACTTAAAAACAATCGAGTCGTGTTCAGACCAAATATTTCTGCCAATTTCGGAGATGCGTATAATCAGATTGTCTCCTATGCCTTCTCTACAGGGCATTACGATTCACTAATTATTGCTAATGACGATGTAGTATTGACTCCCGAT